TAAAGCTAGTGACTGCATATGTATCACTTGCCGTAGTATAAATGACTTTATCAGCAGCAGTGGTAAGACCAGCAATAGAGTTAAGGCCAGCGTCATAAGCCTGTACGTCTGTGCCAATAGCTAATCCTAAGTTAGTACGTGCATCACCTGCGCTAGAAGCGTTAGTACCGCCGTTAGCAATAGCAACTGTGCCAGATAGCTGTGACACACCAATTGTTTTGTTTGTAAGTGTCTGTGAGCCATCTAGTGTAGCTACAGTAGAGTCAATAGTAATCTCATCAGCATTTGCTATGATACCTGTACCACCGATAACATTAAGTGTAACATCGCCAGATGTACCACCACCTGTCATACCTGTACCTGCTACTACAGAAGTAATGTCTCCTGTTGGTACCGTAGCCACTGCGGCATCTACGTATGCTTTGATAGACTGCTGTGATGCTACCTTAGTATCACTGTTAGAAGCCATGTTATCTTCGTCTAAGAAGGCTGTACCACTGATGCCTGTATTCAGTATAGGACTGGTAAGGGTTTTGTTAGTTAGCGTCTGTGACCCGGTTAGAGTGGCTACAGTGCTGTCAATAGCGACAGTCATTGTCTGTGCAGAACCTGTAGTGTCAATACCTGTGCCACCAGCAATAGTCAGTGACTGGCTATCTAAGTCTACGTTCTGTGCACCACCTGCATCTCCTGAGAAGTCTAGGTCTTGTGCAGTTACTTGTGTATCTACGTAATCTTTAACTGCAGCAGTAGTAGGCAAGCTAGTGTCATTGTCACTAGATGCAAGACCTTCGGCCTCAGTTACAATTGCAGTAGCTTTAAAGTTGTCTACTTCAATGTTTGATACGGTATTGTTATCTACATTAATTGTTTTGTTTGTTAGTGCCTGAGAACCTGTAAGGGTAGCTACTGTGCTATCAATAGCAAAAGTAACAGTATTAGTTGCACCAGAAGTATCAATACCAGTCCCGCCTGTAAGCGTAAGAGTCTCGCTGTCAAGGTCGATATTAAGCGCACCACCGCTGTCTGCTTGGAAGTCGAGGTCTTGTGCGGTAACTGTCGCATCCACATATGCTTTAATAGATTGTTGCGTAGCCAATGCTGTAGCACTGTCAGAGGATAAAGTATCTTCATCTAATATATCCGTAACTGTAGTAGTTGGCATTGCAATGCTGTCTACATACGCAACACCGTCTATATATAGGTCTTTAAACTCTTTACCAGATGCGCCTAAGTCAATATCATTATCAGTAGTTGGTTCAATAACACCATCTTTAATGACTAGCTGTTCTGTTGATACACTGGATACATCAATACTAAATTCTACTTGGTTATTTATATCATCCACTACAACTTTGTTTAAAGGCGTAGCAACACCGGGGTCGCCAATCAAACCAATGACTGGACCTTCAGAGGCTGTGCCATCATGTTTGTGTCCAGTAGTGTTACTGAATACATTTACAAGTTGGTCAAACTCATTATTACTGTCGGAAGCATCAATGATATCTCCATCAGTATATGAGGATTGTCTAGTATAACCAGCCATTAATTATCTCCTTGCCGCCGAAGTAAATTCTAATTGGAAGCCTTTAAGTGAATACGGTGCTGAAACACCTCTATCGTTAACTCGTATAGCAATGGCGAAGCCACTACCTTCAATTGGTTGTCTTACCAATGGGTTCTGCTGTCCACCGTATGTTGCTGTACCGTAAGATGACGTACCATAAATAGCGACAACACTAGCTGTGTTAAAGGGGTATGCCGCTGGTCTAGCCACATCAGGTGCTTCATAATCGTATCTAACAAATATATCTGCATTAACAGCCGCTTCAGGTGCATAGTTAATGATAACACGTTGAAAGGCTTTACGTATACCTGCATCACCCATAGTCAAATCGGGAGAGCGAAACTTACCTGTAATCACACCACCATCAAAGTCACTACCTTGTTCTTGGCGATATACATACCCATCATACTCACCGTGTAGTACGATAGACTCACCCTGTGAGGTACTAAAGTCTGTACAGCTAGGACGGATACCACGGGTATCTGCAAACTCATATGCGTCACCTCTACGGGCCGCAATAACACCTTTAGTATTTTGACGAGTTATACCTGAGTTAGAAAAGAATAGACGATACTGAGTTTTATCTGGAAGAATTAAGCTGTCAAACTCATCTACGTCATTTAAACCTTCAAACCGTGGCTGTATCTGCCGACTGATTGTACCAAGTTCCACGTCACCGATACGCTCTGTACCAGCAACAGTACGTAGTCCGTCAGGACCAAGGAACACAATATCACCAGCAAATTCTTGTATGGTGAACCCGTTAAGGCAACCTATCTCTCTAGTGACAGGCTGAAGTTGAAAGTCAGCAACAGTGTTACCAACTAGCCTGAAAATTCGTTCCTCGCAGAAAATGTACAATTGGTCCCGGAAAGGAAACAGGCCCGTTATTGTACTGTCTACTGCGATGGAACCAGCCCCATTAGCGACACTAAAATCACTATCAGTATATGGTGCTGTAAATACTACTTCTTGAGAACTACTAGACATACCCGCAAAAAACAAGGCATCTTTAAAACCTGTTACATATTGTGGGTCAGCAGGTGCGCCTGTAGCACTAAGGTCTGTTACTGTAGTGCCATCGTATTTAGATGCATTGTTAGCACCATCTGCCCATACGATGTAATCTGTTCCACCTAAGTTATATCTAAAGTGTGTATATTTACCTGCGTTAGTTCTACCTGTATCAATCTCTGTCCATGCACCGCTACCTGTAGTAGCTTTGTGTACCTTGCCACCACGTGCGGCAATAACACTACCACCAAAGTAGGCAGACATAAGTACTTTCTCTGATGACAAAACATCTTGAGGTACTATATTAGTATTCCACTTTTCATAACCAGAAATACGTCTGTAGCCACCTTTAATGTCTGGCTCAAAGTTTTCTAGTTCTAAAGCCATGCCCGGTTGCATAGCAAAAGTAGAAAGGTCTAAAACCAATCCACCCTGCAATGGAAACACAAAGGGGCTGAGACCTGACTCATCAGCCATTAGAATGCCCCTACGTTAATACCATATCTTTGTGAATGCGGAATATATGTAGACCTAACATAGTCTGTTCTGTTAAGAAGAAGCGACTGCATCTGTTTAATACCTTCTTCAAAACGAGAGAAGTTAATGCCATATTGCTGAGACTCGCCACGGTACTGATATGCATATGCAGTAGCACCATCTACGACTACCTGACGATATTGTTCAGGAATAGTTGGTACATCTGTTGCTGCTACTAGTACAGTAGGCTTATCAAAATAGTCATATCGAATAGAGTATGCTTTGCTGGGATAAGGGTATAGCCCGTAATTATTATCGGGTGTACGGAATACTGAATGTGGAATACCACCCTCAATGGTGGCATCATCTTCTTGGTCAATAAATTTGTCTACATATTCTTTGTAGTCTAGTACTTTTAAGCTGTTACCAGAAGCAGACAGAGATGCATCTTTAACAAGTCTAAAGGTCTCATAGTCAACATGCTTGGCAGTAGCAGGAATGGAATAACGTGTTGTACCTGCTACAAGTACTTCTGTTTTGGTAGCGTGATTAAAAGGCCACCCAAACTCACGTTGATTTAAATAATTAATAGCATCGTTAACAGCGTTCTTACACTGCGTCTGGAACCCACGTGCAGAAGTAAACGTAGCAGAAGTTAGTTCTACTTCGTTCATACGAGACAATACTTCGTTTGATAGTCCTAGATAATCGTATGCCATATTAAATCCTTAAAATAAGAGATGAAGGGGCAAGTTGCCCTGCCCCCTCACGTTATTTAGGCAAGTGCGTCACGGTCTACTTCATTTGCAGAAGTATCACCCTGTCCACTTACATCCATCAATGTTGCGAAAACACGAAGTTTACCAGCAGTGAAAGATGCACCTGTACCTGCAAAAGTAAGGTCCAGTGTGTTTGCTGCAGTTTGAACAACTACATCAAGAGGCGTTACTGCAGGTGCATAAGCACCGTCAGCAGCACCATCAATGTCAAAGACAGCTACAAACTCGTTAGGGTCTAGGTCTGTGCCTAGAGTAACGGTTGCATCTGTTCCTGTATTCATTGTCGCACTTTCAACAACCTGAACACCAGCATGTACAATAAATGTATTAGCTGGTACTGTAAGCATTTGCGCTAGGTCAGCGTTTGACGGGTCAATTGCTACAGCAGTCAAGTCAATTTCTTTCTCAATGAAGTAGACGTTGCGTCCACGCTGAGAGTTTCCAGTTGCAGGAAGAAGTGTTGTGGTAAAAGTATCAGCCATTTTCTATTCTCCCTTATGCTAAGTGGTAAGAGGCGTTAACAATTGCCTCTGGACGCAGAATTTTGCGACCGTACAAATGCATACCACGAACAATGTCAGCGAAGCTGTCAGGGTCACGATATGTTTCAGTCTTGTTGATTTGTTCTGCAGTTGCAACAGCTGACTGATGACCAGCAACAATCACACCAAAGTTAGTAGCAGAGTTCGCACCCGCAAAGGATGGACCTGAACCAATTGATGGTAGGTTGTTAGACGAGTAAACAGTGAAGCCATGAATGTTCGTTCCAAGAACGCCATTCTGCAGACCTGAACCACCGAAGTCCGAGTTGAACAGACGAGAATCTTCGTCTTTTAGTAGTTCAATGAACACTGGGTCAAGAACAATCCAACGACCTTGGGTATCTACGTTTTGCTGGTCAAGAAGACGAGACATACGTGCGATAACCTGAAGTGGGTTTGCATCACCAGCAGTTGATGGAGGTGCAACACCGCCTGAACGTGCGCTGATAGCAATTGCTTCACCACCAGTTAGTGAACCACCACCGTCATTAAAGTCGGTACCGATTAACTTCATGGATGCTAACAGTTCATCTGAACCAGCTGTAGAAACAGCAACAGTACCATTAGTAGTAGTGTTAACTGTGTCTGGTGTTCCATGAATTGCAGACTGCTTGTAACCAGCCAAGTAGCCAAGAACGTCTTGGTCAAACTGGTCAGCTAGGCGGTATGCAGCACGGTCACTTGCCAGAGACTGGAAGTTAACGTGTGAGTGTGCTTCTTCAATGTCATCAACTTTAAATGCAAAGTAGTTTGCTTTGTCGATGGTCAGTGAAAAATCTTCGTCATCAAGGTCTTGAGGCGTGATTGTTGTGCCACGCTCGTATGCCTTAACTGTGATTTCTGGTTCCTTGATGATTTTAACTGAATCACCCATTGCGGCGATTTCACCGAAGTAATCAGAATTAGTGATTGCCTCACAAACAGCGGCCTTGCGGAAAGCAAGTTGCACCTGTTTGGAGTAAATGACTGGACTAAAGTTACCATTAGGTAGGTTACCGTATCCAGCAGCGGAAGTAAAAGCCATTTCCATCTCCTGTTAAATTAGCTTTGACAGATGCAAACAGTACAATTCTTGGCAGAGGCTGTATAACTTAGGGTGTATATCATACAAAGGTTGCAACCAGTGTAGTCAATAGGCCATGTTAATCAGGTAATCTTAAAGATTTTTGTAGTTTGCGGATTGACAGATAAGCAAGTAGCTAACTCACTTATTCTGTGCCTGACTATAGTTATACATATTAATAACTACTTGTCAACTCTTTTTTATCTAGCTGAACCAGAAACATCATAAATAAACTTTCCTGTACGGATAGCTTCCATGATTGCATCAGCTTGCTTCTCATATTGTTGAGGAGACATTCTCTGTACTTCTGATTCCTTTAGATATGTAGCATTACCCTCATCGTGAGGTTTACTGCGACTATTCTTTGTAGATACAGACTTAGCTGCATCTTTATCTGATTTAGGTTTCTTACCTGAGATACCCATATCAGCTTTGTATAAGTCAATTGCCCTTGCTGCAGAACGTGCATCATTATCATTCTCATAAAGTGCATCTTGTACCCACTTAGGCTGTTCGTCTGCCCATGTGTGAAAATCATCGCTATCACGAATTTCATCAAAGTCTGGGTGAAGCTGCATTAATTGTGCTTCAGCCTTTTCTTTGGTGGCACTGTTTTGCATATCATCAATTGCTTTTAGGCGGTCTTCTAATGCAGAAGATTGTTCCTTTGCCTTCTTCATTGCAATTGTTTCAACGATAGCTGCTACATCTGGGTATTCTTTTGCCCAACTGTCGATGTCTTCATCTGACTTTGGTAGCTTCATTTCTTTCTTGGTAGCACTCTCTAGTTGCGTCTTTAGTGCAGCTAGTTCTGTTTTAAACTCTTCAGCTTGCTTCTGCTGATGTCTACGTAGGTCAGAGTAACGCTTTTTGAAGGTCTTCTCTTCTGCGCCAGTAGGCTCTGCCTCTACTTCTTCTGTTGTTTCTTCACCTTCACCAGCCTGTTCTTTTAGTAGCTGTTCTAATTCGTCTTCATCACGCTTCCTACGGTCTTCTTGTGAGTAGGGTTTGTCTACAAATGCAGCCTTCTTAGGTGTTTGCATTTCTTCTGCTAGTATTGTATCGTTCATTTCAGTATCCTTACTGGGGCCACCGTAGCCAACCTGTCGGGGTATGGGGGATGAGTAGCCAGTCAAATTGTGGACTTATTATTTAGAAGCTAGTCCACTTCGCTTCATCAGGTTTCTTAATCTAAATCTGATTCATAATCATCTGGGCTTCCGTAGCTGAAACTACCTTCGCTAACTCCCGTTTCATCTTCACCAGACGTATCAAAGCTAGTATCCATAGTACCACCTGCACCATCGCCTGATGCGTCAGCTACCTTGTTTTCAGCAAAGGCTTCTCTCATTTGTTTATTCTCTTTGGCTCTTGCTAAAGCATTAGCTGCTGCTTCTTTAGCTGGTACACCACCAGTTACCATATTTTTTGCGAGTCCAGCAACTTCTGCAATAAAGTCTAAATCTTCTTTTGATGCCTCTTTAGTAGTGCCATCATCGTTTGTATAATCAATTGTATTACCGTCTACTTTTGCAATACCTAAATCTGCAATAGCAGCTACTTTAGCTTGATACATAGCTGTTGACACATCTTTTGGTGTGGTTTTACCTGCTAATTCACTGCCTAGTGCTGCTTTTGGGTTTAGACTTAAACCTTGATACATACCTAACTCTGCGGTCATTTTACTATAAGCATCACTATCTAATGAGTTTGCAAAACCACCAAACGCAGTTGCGGGTGATGCGCCATTTTCACCTTCGCCTTCTTCAACAGTACGCGTAGTAGGTGTTGTAACTCTTTCAGTTTTAGCTGTTTCGGGCGCAACGTATTCTGAGGCAGGAACATAACCAGCAGGTATTGGTGTCACAGGCTGACCATTAATAAATGTAATGCTTACTTCTTCACCTGTTTCAGTATTAATATATTTTCTTAGTTCAGGTGCA